ATGTAAAACTAAACAAGACAACCGGTGAATTTGACTTTGACAAACTGGCTAACTTCTTTGATGCCGATGAATTGACCGAGTGGGGGTTTAGCGATGAAGAGCTATTTGGGGATGAAGATGAAGAAGAACAGGAGCTTACAGATTTATCAGACCAGTTGGAGGCATCACTAAGAATAGAGATTGGTGTTGAAAGTGAAAATGAACAGCAAAAACTATACAAAGAATTAACAGAAAGGGGGTATGAATGCCGAATTTTGACATTGTAAGACAGTCAAAACCTGATAAAACGTTCCGAGTTGCCTCCGTGATGGGAACATTTGATTTACAGAGCAGAAATATAAAAGAAAGATTTACAGGAACCATTGATTTACCTGATAATTGGCAAATAGGCTTAATTGTTGGAAATAGTGGAACGGGTAAAACAACGATAGCAAAAGAGCTTTTTGAAGATGCCTATATAACATCATTTCAGTATGAACATGAGGCCATTATTGATGATATGCCAGAAAATTGTTCTATTGAGCAAATAACAAAAATGTTTAATAGTGTGGGATTCTCTTCCCCCCCATCATGGCTAAAACCTTATAACGTACTTTCTAACGGCCAGAAAATGCGGGTTGATCTTGCAAACGCACTACTTAAAGATAATGAGCTAATTGTATTTGATGAATTTACAAGCGTTGTAGATCGTAATGTGGCACGTATTGGCTCTTATGCCGTTCAGAAATCTATTCGTCGAAGTGATAAAAAGTTTATAGCTGTAACTTGCCACGAGGATGTTGAGGATTGGCTTTTACCGGATTGGATATTTAACACCAATTCAATGTCATTTACGAAAGGCATTAAAAAAAAAGACCAAAAATTAAAATGGAAATATTCAAAACCCCAGATAAAAGCATCTGGCAAGTGTTTGCTAAGCACCATTATTTAAGCCATGCTCATAATAATGCAGCCCATGTGTATGTTTGCTTTATAGATGGAAAATTAGCGGGCTTTCTAAGTGTACTTCATTTTCCGCATCCGATAGTTAAAAACATGAAAAGGGTTCATAGATTGGTAATACTTCCCGATTATCAAGGTGCAGGGTTTGGCATTAAATTTTTAAATGAAATAGGTAAAAAATATAAGAATGAAGAATTTCGTTATAGAATTGTAACATCTTCACCATCATTAGTTCATGCCTTGAAGGGACGAAAAGAATGGGCATGTATTAATCATGGCAGAAAGCGAGATAGTAATAATATAACCTCGGGAAGCCATAATCGTATTACTACATCATGGGAGCTAAAATGACATTATTTTTGAATATAAGAAGAAAATATTTTGATGCCATTATCCGTGGTGATAAAAAGGTAGAATATAGAAGCCTAACGCCCTTTTATAAATCGCGAATTGAGGGAAAAGATATTGATAGTATCCATATTCGTGCTGGATACTCCAATAATTGTCCAGCCGCATTGGTAGAAGTAAAAAATATAAATGATGATTCATTCCATAAATTGACTGGCCCAGCTTATGGTATCAATCTGGGTGAAGTTATTGAAACTATTAATTGTAATGAAATTGAATTATTTTAAAGCAGCATCAACAGACGAGAAACAGAGGAGATATGCCAGGAGGAAATAAAAATATAAAGCCAGAAGATGGAGTACAGTTTAAGCCGGGCGAAAGTGGAAATCCTGCCGGTAGGCCACCTAAACTACTCAACCAGCTTAATGCCGAGCTGAAAGAGCAGGGGTACGAGCCATTGAAGGAATCACAGATAATAGAAGCATACCTGCTACTGCTAAACATGAAACGCGGGGACATTAAGAAATTCGCTACAAGTGGTGAAGTTCCGGCTATATTTGAGATAGCGGCTAAGGGTATCGGCGGCAAGCGCGGGCTGGATGCCGTTGAGAAGCTACTGGAGCGGGCCATAGGCAAAGCACAACAACGCGCAGACATTACAAGTAAAGGCGAAAAGATAAATGATATTGATTATTCAAAGCTATCGGATGAGGTATTAGATGAGATCCTTGCCGCGCGTACAGACGAAAAAAGTAGTAGCTGAAAAATGTAAACGCTCTTTCTATTTTTTCTTCAAAGAATTTTGGCCCGTTATTGAACAGGAAGCATTTATAGATAACTGGCATGTCGAATATCTGTGTAATGAATTGCAGATGGTAGCACAGCGCGTATTCGACCGGCAGCCGAAAGCCTATGATCTTATCATCAACATTCCGCCCGGTTCTACGAAATCCACAATAGCCACCGTAATGTTTCCGGCGTGGTGTTGGGCAAGAGACCCAGAAATACGCACGATATCAAGCTCATACAGTCATTCACTTTCTATCGACCACGGCGTAAAGTCAAGAGACCTTATCACCAGCGAAAAATATAGGGATTATTTCAATGTACGTCTTAGAGACGATCAGGCAGCGAAAAGCAGATATAAAAACACCAGCGGCGGCGAAAGAATCACAACTTCGATCGGTGGATCTGTTACCGGTCAACATGGGCATTTCATCATCCTGGATGATCCGATTAATCCTAAAAAAGCTGTCAGTGATGCCGAACGAAACTCTGCTAATGACTACATTGATACTACAATCAACACTCGGAAAGTGGATAAGGAGGTTTCTGTAACAATTCTTATCATGCAGCGGCTACACCAGGATGATCCCACCGGCCACATGTTGGCAAAAGGAGGCAATGTAAAGCATATATGCTTGCCGGGGGAGCTATCGGACAATGTTTCACCTACCGAACTGAAAGAAAACTACATTGATGGCCTTCTCGACCCACGGCGTCTTTCACAGAACGTACTTGACGAACTGAGATTAGATCTAGGCAGCTACGGCTATTCAGGGCAAATCCAGCAATCACCAAGCCCGATGGCCGGTGGAATATGGCAGAAGTGGTTTATCCCGGTTCCAGATAATAAGATGGATGATATCATTGGAAGCCTTGTAAAGTACGGCACGGACTGGGACACAGCATATACCGAAAAACAAGGAAACTCTGCAAGCGCATATGTGACGGGGGGGAAAAAAGACAACGACGTGTATATTGACTGGATAGGGTACGCATTCAAAGAATTTCCGGATCTAATCAAGTACATGGCCCAGCAGTCCGCGCCGCACTACATTGAAAAAAAAGCCTCCGGAAAATCAGCAAAACAGACGCTAACAAACGAGGGTATAAACGCCATTGAGGTCGATGTATCCGGCGGCGATAAGATAGCACGGGCGCGAATGGCAACCCCTGCCGCTGAGGCTGGTCGTGTTTTCGTGCGAAAGAGTCAGCTCAATATGTTATATTATGATGAAAAGCAAGGGGTACTGAAATTCCCTAACGCTTCCCATGATGATTTGGCTGATGCACTTTCACAATCAATACAGCGGCTAACAAAACCACAATTAGGATTCGTATGAGCATATTTGATACACTCAACCCGGCGCGGAAAACACAGCCGGTAACACAAAAAGAATTGTCGGGATTTTCAGGCAGTAATGGGTTCAACATTTCATTTACAAGCGATTCTTTCGATATAAGTAACGCGAACCTGTACCACAAAGGTTATAAATCCAACCCCTATGTATATGCCGTAGTGAGCCGCCTATCGTTCCTTATGGCGCAAATTCCGTTCAAAGTAAGTAAGATCACAGATGTAAGTAAGCAAGCGAAATATAAGGGGATGACATGGGAGCAGAAAACAAGCCGCAAGGGGCAACTACTGAAAGAAGAAGCCATTGAGGACGTCCCGGGGCACCCGCTGCAGGAGATTCTCGACTATCCCAATAATGAGATGGAAGGCTTCGAATTTCGCCAGGCGCTATACATTAATAAGCTATTAACCGGAAACGCCTACGGGCAAGCCATGCGGCGAGATGAAAGGCCCCCCACGGAATTATGGGTACTGCCGCCTATGGCTGTCACACTTCAAAGCAGTGGAAATTTTTATAACAAGGTGGAAAGCGCACGGTTCAGCTGGAATGCGACACAAAAAGAAATTGAGTCACAAAACCTTTTTCATTCCAAATACTACGATCCTATGGGGAGTGTATATGGACTAAGCCCCCTGGTCGCCGCACGAAAAGCCATTCAGCAGGTGAACGCCGGTGATGAGCATAATGCCGCACTACTGCAGAACGGCGCAAAACCGGAGTTTATAATTATCGTGCCGGACGGTACAACTGATGAGCAGAAAGAGAACCTGAAAGAGCGGTTTGTTCAGGAATACGGCGGCAAGTACAAAGGTACGATGAAGCCTATTGTAGCCGATGAGTCATTTATGCGTATTGAACAACTTGGCTACACGATGAAGGATATGGACTGGCAGGCTTCACAGCTGAATAACATGCGAAAAGTTTACGATGTTTACGGCGTAGGAAGTGAAATCTTCAACGACCCCGAAAATAAGATTCAGGCCAATAAAGAAGAAGCTATACGGAGCCTGTACACGGATAGGGTGCTTCCGGAAGCGGATAACTTTAAGGGTGAATTTGAACGTTTTCTGCTACCTATGTACCCCGAAGATAATCTTATGATAGCCATTGATACGTCCGCCGTTGCTGCTCTTAATGAAGAACGCAATAAGATTGCCGAACGTATGGAAAAGGTGGACTACTTCACCGAGAACGAAAAACGCGCCGAGATGGGAGCCGAACGCATAGATGAAGAATGGGCCGATATGGTATGGAAAGACGCCCGAAAGGTGCCGGCGCAATCATTGGGTGATGTACAGCTTGAAGATGCAAAGGAAATATATAATTTTGACGAAATAAAACTTAATGGATTGGCCCATGCCCATAAGTGAAACAGAAAAAGAGCTACTATGGAAGCGAACCGAAGGCGACCGCAAAAAGTTTTTTCCGGCCGGCGTCCGTACCATGGCAACCGCACTTTCAAAAGCCGTGCAGCCGGTACGGGATGTGATTCAGCACTTCACATCTACAGCTAATCTAATCGAACAAGCCCCGAAAAAAATTAATGTTAATGCTATCCGGAAGGGGTATTTAGATTTGTATCTGGGTACGCTTCCGAAATTCGCTGAGCAGAGCTACCAAAAGCTGAAAAATGCCACCGAAAAAGATGATCACCTGGACGATTGGTGGTTTGAATACACGCGCCGATATGTGCAATATGAGATTGAAGATCGAATTGTAGGCGTTGGTAAGACAACAGAAAATCGCATACGGACTATCCTATCGAAAGCTATTGACGATGGCCTATCTATTGATGATGTATCTGATCAGCTGGACGAATTGGGCCTTGACGAAATAATCAGCAGCCGCAGCAGCGTGATTGCTCGGACGGAGATTATCAACGCATCAAACAAAGGTTCCATAATGGGCGCACGCTCAACGCGCCTGAATTTGGAAAAGGTATGGATACGGACTTACGATTCGAGGACAAGAGATGAACACACGATTGAGGAAACCGTGCCAATCGACCAGCCGTTTATCAAGACCGGCGAAGAATTGGACTATCCCGGTGACCCATCCGGGAGCGCATGGAATATTATCCAATGCCGGTGCTCAGTGGCTTATCAGACAAAATAAAAGTCTATATTTATTTTGTAATTACAATAATATGTTGTATATTGATGTAAGGAAAGAAACCGAAACCAAACTTACTGATTATGAC